GTGATTTCTTTAATGATTTCAATTTCTAATAATTCTGATTGAATCCTTTTTATTTCAATCTCCATCAACGCAAAGGTCTCATCTGTGAAACGACCACCTTTAAACGCTTTCAAGAGTTTCTCTAGCCTATTTGCTAATTGCTCTTTCTTAACTTCACTTTTAACAGAGATAGTTGGAGTCTCTGGGTTTGCTGCCCATAATACTGCACTACCTTCGTAAAGTTTAAGTTCACTTATTGTTCTTATTCCGTTCTTATCTACACTTGAATTAATTGTACTAAATCCAATTGAATGTTGATTAATAAGACCAGCATCATACATTTTAATCATATCCTCACCAGTCTCAGTTTCTACTATTGGAGTGATTGCTATAAGCATATCTCCCTCAATGTATAATTGCTCAGGCTTACCTATTACGGCTTCCATTTCAGCACAATGGTCAACTAAAGACCATATTAAGTTTTTACCTGCTGGACCTCTTTCTTTAAGAGTTTTAGTAAAGGCTTCAGGAACTATAATGTCATTATCTAAATCTATGTTTCCTGTTCTTGCCCAAACTGCTTTTACTCTACGAGTTTCGGTATCAACATCCATTACTTCGTAACCGATATCTTGTTTTTCAACAATAGTATCTTTTGATGCGTATGTTTTCATATTGACAAAGTTATTATTTTTTTTGTTATTGTATTAATGATGCTATAAGTTTTCCTATTGCTTGACCCATTAGATTTTGTAAGGCATTCCAAATAACTCCGATTCTACCCATTGGAGGATTGTCTGCAAGAGTTAAAAGTTTACCATTTGCACCTCTTACTGCCTCATATCCTAAAGTACATCTGCAATTACAAACATTGGCAGCACTTGCTTTAGAATCGCAAGGATGGTCCATTAATTCATAACCTAAGCCTACTTGGTTATTAGGAACTTGAAATTGTTTCTCCATAGGTAGTTTAGTTCCATCCATAATTAAATGGTCGGTATGGTCTCTTGGCTCTCTCCTTGTTCTGTTGTCTCTAGCTGCAATCCATTCTTTAATAGTTACTAATCCAGTTGCAGTTGCACCTACCATAGAACCTATGTTTGCTGCTCTGCCTGTTTCCGTTCTAGCAATAAGTTCTGCTCTATAATCGGTAATGCCTGAAGTTCTAAGCAAGGCAATTGTCTCTGGTAAAGTATAATTCTTTTGAGCAGACTCAACTAAGAATCTTCTTATTTGTTCTTTAGTTGTATCGGTAATATCTGCTGCTAATTGGTCTAAACCATCATTTTGTAGGACTTGGATAATAGCATACTGAAAAGCATCTGTTTTAGCAGACTTAAACTCCATAGGCACATAAACCCCCTTTACAGACTTTTTAACGGCACTTTCGCTTATTAGAGCCATTTTAGTACCCATAGCTAAATGGAGCTTGTAAATGGTCTTTTTAAGGGCTTTATCGCTAATTTTGTTATAGTCTAGCGTACGGCAATAGGTATTCACCTGATTTTGCAGTTCTTTCTTGAACTTAGGCGAATATTGTTTTAAGGCATTAGCATAGAGTTTCCTGTAATCTTGCCAAATCATTTTATGGGTTTAGGTTATCAGGAATATTCAAGGGTTGAAATTGGTCAGTAGGTTGCAAAGATGAAGGAATATAAAGTTTCTCCATTTCCTCTTGTGGAATATAGTCTGGAGTTCTAATGCCCATTATCTCATTCTTTTGTGCTGGAGCAATCCACCAAGCAGTATTTAACCAAGCAACTTGCTCTGTTTTATTAGCCTCTAATTCTTGATAGACTTTCATATCATATCCTACATATAACCCACTATTTCTATATCCCCAGTCAGTATGCAATTTTCTATTTAAGTTCTCAGTCAAAGCATCCAACAAAGGAATAGCACATCTTAAAGTTAAAGCCTTCTCCCCCTCTAATTGATTATTGTAAGTCTTATTATCAGCATCGTTCAATAGTTGTGATGGTACTCCGTAAATATTACATAGTGCCTTCATATCCCATTTCTCTGATTCAATGATATTAAGTTCAACAGGGCTTAAACCGATTTGTTTCCAGTCTACCTTATAACCTGATACGGCAATAGAGTTAAAATTAGCTGCACCACCTTTCTCGCTTACTGCTCTCTTTAATGCTTGTGCTTGTGCTTGTCCACTTGTAGGGTCGAACCTTTCATCGTTCATAAATAGAACTCCTGCTGGTCCACCATTTTGGAATGATGCAACGGCAGCAGTCTTAGCTTCATTACTTCTAGTCAATGTTCTAGCAGCTGCTAATAACGGAGATTGTCCGTACAATTGACCACCTGTAACTGTCCATTCAGGATTGAAGTATTTGTCGTGTAAGATTTCTTTAGGGTCAAAGGACCACATTGCTCCATAGTATAATTGATATCCAACTCTGGTTGGTGGGAACATTTCGATGTTTGCAATAATAGCCATATACTGAGCAGGTAAAGCAAATAGTTCAAACGGCTTACCTTGATTGTTTCCTGTTTCAATAAGTTTTCCATATATAAATGAATTTCCAGTTATTAACTTAAATCCACACCATTGTTCAACTAAATCTGCCCAAGTATCTTCTCCGTTAGGATATTTTAATAGGTCGTTTAATCTTTGGTCTCCTGTATATATCTCAAATGCTTTCTTATGTAAATCGTTTACCTCTTGCCAATTAGTAATCTTATCTGGTTGTTTCATTAAGGACTTATATCTTTTTGCAGATACTTCATCTTTAACTTTATAAACGTGGAATGGAGCAAGTTTTGCTTTATCAGTAATTAGTTTTACAATTGAGTAAACAATATCATTAGCTATATATCCATCTCTTACGAATGCTCTTGAATCTCCACCTTGCCAAGTAACAATACCTCGTTGAATAGCGACACTTGTATCAAAAGGAATATTAGGTAATAGAGTGTTTATCTTCTTTTTAGTTAAGAAGTCGAAAAATGCCATATTATTAGAATTTAAACAAAGTTATGATTTTTACATCAAAATACACTTACTTGAAATCTTGGTGAATATTCAAAGAACATTCTCATAGCTAAACAATCACTAAAATCAGGAGAACGACCTATTGCTGCTTTAACTTTATCTTTAGGAATTACTCCTTTTTTCATATCGTTATCTACTGACTTTTGTTTGACTTGTTCTAGTTCCTGAATGATAGTTTGTTTTTGTTTCCCATCTGCTTGTATGTAAAGTTCTGCTTTGTTAACCATATCTGCTAATTTAAAATAGCATTGAGACTTTAGGTTATCAAAGTTTTCCTTTTGCCTTGTTACAGGGTTTACTAATGGAGAACTATTATTGACAAATCCTTTACACCTAAGAATATCTACAACTCCACCTCCTACTCCATCCTCATCACAAACTATGTTAGATGTAGGTACTTTATGCTCAGTTGCAAAGTTCTTTATAAGTTCAGCGACCTCAACAACTGATTTACCATTGAATTGATAAAACCTAACACGAAAGCCACTCCATATACCAATAACAGTACTGTCATTACCAAAACGTGCCACATCACAAGTAATATAAGAATCGCCAATAGAAACAAAAGTATTGGTAAAAGAATCAAGTATTTTATCATAGTCTATAAGTTGTGCAGGGTCATCTAAGTACTCCCAGTTACCAAATAAAAGCCTCTCCTTTGATACACTATCCAAAGTTAGTAAGTTCTCTTTGTAATGCTTTGATATAAAAGGATTGTCATCTATGAGGGAAGTAATAAATCTTTTATTCTTAGATATTGTGCCTTCTTGTTCTGGTTTGTAGAACTCAGAGTAGGTCCAATTCTTAGCTGGGTTACAAGTGTAAAGAATCTTAGGCACTAAATCGTTTTGGTCTAATTGGAATCTTATCCTTGATTTAATAATGTTTCTAGCCTTATCATCTACCTGATTTGCCTCATCAATAAATGCATCGGTAATCTCTAATGAACCTAATTCATCAAAGTTAGGGTCGGAAGGATAGGAGTATAGGTCTTTGAGTAGGATAGTAGAACCATTAGGAAATTCTATTTGGCTTGTTTGTCCGTTAAACTTATAATGCTTATTCGCTTCTAATCCTTGCATTTTAGCTATCTGAAAGAAGGATACTAAAGTAGTTTCTTTTAGGGTTTTTAATACGGCTCTCCCAATTAGTCCTCTTGTATTGGGATATTTTAATCGCATCTTTAATTGCCAATAACACCCCAAAGCTGTTTTTCCTCCGCCTCAACCTGCCCCGCCTCCGAAAAGAACCTCGTTTGTGCGAGTATCTTCAAGAAGGTCAAGGGCAGTAGTTTGTTTTATTGATAGTTCCATAATTGATATTCGTAGTATTCGTAGTAGTCGTAGTAGTCGTAGTAAGTACGAGTGCTACGAGTAGTACGAGGCTATATACTTCCTTTCTTTTCTACATAGGTTTTCTTTTCCTCCCAATTTACTTGAAGTCCTCCACTAAGTTCTATCTCGTTAGTTTGTTTTGCTCTACCTTCTAATCTATCAAGTATTTCCTGATAAGCCTTTAAATCTCCTTTAAATGCCTTTTGTAGTACCATCATATCTAATTGCTCTGCTACACTAAACTCCTCCTTCTCTCCTGTAATTGGGTTGGTCTTTACTTGCACTAATTCTAATAATCTTAGCAATCTGGTCTTGCTATTTGGAACGCCTTTAGGTCGCCCTGCTGGGTTGCCTGATTCCCCTTTTTTGAATTGCCCTATTTCTTGATTTGGTATTGCCATATCGCCTGATTTTAGCCTGTTAAGGCAAAGTTACCCCATTCTTCTTGATTTCCAATGTTGGGTCTAGTTTACGCATCCTATCTACAATAACTTGGCAGTATTTAGGGTCAAACTCCATTCCGTAACAAATCCTATTTAGTTGATGACAAGTTACCATTGTACTTCCAGAACCAAGATAAGCATCTAAAACTAACTTAACTTCAATCTTTGAATGTCTATCTGCGTATTCAAAACACCAAGACATTATCTCAATAGGCTTTTGAGTTGGATGATTTCTTTCTTCTCTATTTGCTTTTGCCCTTGCGTATTCTTTTATTCTTAAAGCGTTGTTAAAAGAAGTCCAAGCCATCTCTCCATCTGCTAAACTAAATCCTCTTTGTCCTTTATCCCAAATTAACCAACCCATTGTTGGTGGCAAATCATCGGTAAAGTAATTACCTCCCCATATTATTTGATTTTCAGTTATTTGACATAGGTATTGTAAAGTTCCACTTATTGGCTTTGATTTATCCCAATCAGGAGCATCGTAAGATTTCCATCCGTTTTTATCTGCGCCTCCTTTACCATCTCCCTTGCCTTTAAGCATACCGCCATAGTCTATTCCGTAAGGTGGGTCAGTTAATAATAGTTCTGGCTTTTTACCTAACAAAAGTTTGTCTAAATTATTTGTATCTGTACTATCTCCACAAAGTAATCTATGTTCGCCTATCTCAAATAAATCGCCTAATACTATGTCCGTTTCTATTCCGCCATCTGGAACGGCAAAGTCATCTTCCTCTGCCTCTAATACTTCTTGTTCAAAGTTTGGTATATCTAAACCCCAATCAGTTAGTTCTAGGGCATCCCAGTTATTAGCTAGGTCATCCCAGTCCCATTCGCCATAGCCTACATTATCTTTTACAATAAACTCTTTCTTTTTGTCCTCGCTTAGATTGTTTGCGTGTATTACTGGGACATCCGTTAACCCAGCTTCAAGACAAGCCTTTAGCCTCA